GATGATTCGCAAGACACCTGGAGTGTATGAGCGTGGGCCGATTGCCGCGCCTATTCTCGGCACACAACCCGGAACAGCAGAGACATATATATTTTTCTTGTCGGTCGCGATCAGTGATTACTTGATCGCTCGATCATTGCCGGCAAAGTGGCGACCGTATTTTCAGGGTGCTGTGATCGTGTCGCACGGCACCACGGTGGCGGCAAATTGTGATTTGGAGTTGTGCAGATGAGATCAATGGCGCAGTGGCGGCTCTGGGAACATGGCCGCATCAAGTATGTGTTCGCGAAATGCCCGGGATGCAAGCGAGAGTTCCGGCTCGATCACGATATTGATGAGCTCGGCGTTGTCACTCCGAGTCTGGAATGCCCGGAGGATGATTGCGATTTTCACGACAACGTAATTTTAGTGGCATGGATGGAGGGTAAAGTGGAGAAAAGTGGTGCCGATCAAGCCGGAAAATAGGCATCGATACCCGGTCTTTTGGCCGGAAATTGTCGAGCGCATCCGAAAAAGATCAGGTGACTGCTGCGAGGGCTCGCCGATGTATCCGGCTTGCCGAGCAGCTAACCGCGAACCGCACCCTGTCACCGGCTCTGATGTCGTGCTTACGGTCGCGCATTTGGATCATATGCCCGAGCATAACCACCCAACCAATCTCAAGCATTGGTGCCAGCGGTGCCACCTCACCTATGATGCCAAGCAGCATGCGCAGACCGCGTACCGGACGCGGCGCGAAGGCAAGGCAATAGATTGGATCGGCGATGATCGTTGACCTCTCGCCAGAGTTGTTGGTCGAAATGTTCCGCACCGATAATGTAATTCATTCGGTCATAGTCGATGGCATCCCAAGAGAGTATCGGCTTGCGGACGTCAAGGTGAATCAGCATGGAACGATCGAGCTCTGGCTTGAATCGGAAACCGATCAAACCGAAGATCGCAAGCCGATTTTGTTGAGAGATTTGCGCGGTCAGTAATGCGCAGACGTAAGCGATCGGGCTGCACATATTTTGAGCAATGCGCTTACGAGGTGCAATGGTATCGAGTGCATGGCAAGTATCAGGATCGCGTCAAAAGGGATCACCTCGGGCGCGAGTACGTCGAGCACGATTGGTCGTGGAATCGCAGGAATCATTTTCGCAAGGAAACGATCAAGGATAAGCTCGCGGATTTTGTGGCAGAACGTGTTACAGGGATCAGACGATGAGAGTTGTGTTTACCAAATCGCCCGGTATGGGGCGATGGTATTGGAAATTGACAGATCATGTTATCGGCGTGAACGCTGGATCAGTAACCACCTTTCGCATGCGATTTTTTTGCCGAAGGGATTTCCGAAAATACTATCTACAGATGAAAAAGAAGCGGGATTATTGGCCGAGTTTTGCGGACGTTGAAGTTGGCGAATGAAAATCAGGATGCTATCGCCGAAGTCGCAGAGTACAATTCTGATCGGGCGCGAAATATCCGCGGAGGATTACCCCAATGTCAGTAAAAAAAATTGACCGTGAATACATCAATGCCAAAGGCGACCGGATCAAAGAATTTGCAGATGGTCGCAGCGAGTATTATCACAAGGGCAAAGTGGAATTGCCGCATCCTGCGGATCAACAATATATGGAAATCACTGACGACGCTGATAAGGCGGTGAACCGTCGCCGCTTTATACCGTGGACAAAGCAGAGCGTTGAGGATGGACTCCAGGTGCGCGATCATCCCGGTGGCATCGTTGTTCCGGAGCCGGAAGCAAGCGAACTTCGGAAGCTCGCAGAGACAAATGATGATGCCGTGCCCGGAATCGATTTCGATGATGCAGATGCCGCGAACGATTGATGGCGACTATAGATCGCAATGTAGGGCCAAAGAAGTTGGCGTACCTATTCCGGATCAGCGAGCGCAGGGTGCAGCAACTTGCCGTTGAGGGCATAATCAAGAAGGAAGCGCGCGGCCACTACAATCTGATTGATTCGATTCGCGGTTATGTCGAGTATTTACAGAGCATCGCCAGTGGCGCGCACGGTGAGCAAGAAACCGATTATGGTCTGTCGCGGTCGCAGAAAATGCGCGCCGATGCCGACAAATCAATCATGGAAGCGGCACAATTGGCCGGCGAACTCATCCCGCAGGATATCGTCGCGTATAGTTGGAATCACATGATCGGTGCATTTCGCGCTAAACTGCTGAACCTTCCAAAAAAAATTGCGCCGGTAGTTCAACATGAGTCTAGCTTCCGCAAATGTCAGGCCGCTTTACAGGCGGCAATATATGAGAGTTTGGCGGAATTATCATCGTACGAACCTCCCGCAAAGCATTTCGGGAACCTTGAGCAGTTCCTCGCTGGCTCCACCACCAAACTTGTCGATCAGTCAGTGGGCCGAAAAGTATCGAAAACTAAGCAGCGAAAGCAGCGCAGAGCCCGGTAATTGGTCGAACGATCGCGCGCCATATCAACGCGCGATGATGGATGCATGCTGCGACGAGGACACAAGCGACGTCACGTTTATGACGTCAGCGCAGGTCGGCAAAACCGAGATCGTGCAAAACATTCTTGGCTATCACATCGACCAAGACCCATGCCCGTTGATGATTGTATTTCCGACGAAGGAAATGGGGCAGGCGTATTCTAAGGATCGGCTCGATCCGATGATTCGTGACACCGAGCCGCTCACACGAAAGGTTGCGCCCGAGGGCTCGCGAAAAAAAGATAACACGGTATTGCACAAGGTATTCATCGGCGGGCACGTTACGATAAGCGGAGCAAATAGCCCGGCATCGCTAAGTTCGCGTCCGATTAGAATTGTGCTCTGCGACGATGTTGATCGCTTTCCGTATTCGGCAGGAGAAGAAGGCGACCCAGAGCAGTTGGCGTTCAAGCGGACGCAGACTTTCTATAATAAAAAAAGGATCGACACCTCTACACCGACCATCAGGGGCTTGAGTAGAATCGAGCAGCGATATAAGGCTGGCAATATGCAGAAGCACTTTGTCCCATGCCACAAATGCGATCACGTTCAAGAGCTTATTTGGAAGCAAGTCAAGTTCAAAAACAGCAAGGGCAAGCGCGTTGAGCCATATTACGAATGCGAGTCTTGTGGTGCGCATTGGAATGAGATTCAAAAGCGGAAAAATATCGCGCGCGCAGAGAGTGTGAAAGGCGGCGGATGGATCGCAACGAACCCGGATGGCGCGCCGGGCCATCAATCATTTTACATCTGGGAACTGTACTCACCCTGGTCGACGATGAGCGAGATCGTTGACGCATTTTATGATGCGAAAAAAAGCCCGCTGACGTTGCAGGCATTTGTTAATACCGTGCTCGCGGAGAGTTGGGAGGAAGGCGGCGAAACGCTATCGAGCAATAAGCTATTCAATCGACGCGGCAAATATCCTACCGACCAAGATGGTGAGCGCCTAGTGCCAAAGGAAGTTCTCGTATTGATTGCCGGCGTTGATATCCAAAAGACTTGGATCGAGGGCGAGGTGGTAGGCTTCGGGCGCGCCGAACAATGTTGGGGTATTGACCCATTCAAAATAGTCGGCGACACGGAAGGTGACGATGTGTGGCTCGAGCTCGCGGAGAAATTGGAGCAAACCTATCGCCATGCGTCCGGGCATCTGCTCAAAATCGCATGCGTTGGGATCGACTCGGGACACCTCACGGATACCGTGTATCGATTTTGCGAGGAACGATCGCAACGGCGCGTGTGGGCAATGAAGGGCAGCAGCCGCGATGCAGTGCCGATTGTCGGTGCTCCGACCAAAAAGAAAACCTCATTGGTGAATCATCCGGTCGATCTTTACATGGTCGGCACCAATCAGGCAAAGAGCAGCATATATGCGCGGCTGCGCTTGTCGATTCCCGGCCCCGGGTATTGTCATTTTCACGAAGATTACAACGAGCAATTTTTTGAAGGCTTAACCGCGGAAAAAGCCCTCACCGTGTACACGAAAGGGTTTCCGAAAATGGTGTGGAGGAAGCCCCCCGGCATCGCAAACGAGCCGCTTGATATTCGCGTGTACCAATATGCCGCGCTGCTGATCCTGAATCCGGTTTGGAAGGCGCTCGAAAACAGGCTAGAATCCGAGCCACCGCAGGAACCGCGCGCGAAACCTGCGAAAGCAAAAAAGCGGAAGGCAAAAAAGAAGCGTCGCCGCCGCCCCGGTTTTGTTGGAGGTTTTAGCTAATGCCCGGACACGAATTGGAAGCCCTGCCGCGCCGCATAACGATTGGTGATACCGTAACGTGGGATGAAACCCTCGGCGATTTTCCGGCGAGCGAATTGTGGGTGCTCTCATATAATTTCACCGGGCCGCTCGCTGCTTTTCAAAGCGCACATACTGCAGTTGGCGACGATCACCGCATAACGATTGATACCACCAAGCTCGAAGTCGGCGCATACGATTATGCGAAAAAGGTCACCGATGCTACCGAGACATTTACCCTTGAGCGCGGCGAGATTTTTGTTGATCCTGATCTCTCCGCCGATGATGCTGGCGTGGATCGCCGCCCGTATGCAGTTATCGCTCTGGAAAATATCGAGGCAATGCTTGCCGGCAAAGCGACGAAGGATCAAACAAGCTATTCTCTGAATGGGCGCGCCTTGTCTCGATATTCAGTCGCGGAGTTGTTGGATTGGCGCGCGCAATTGCGCTCCGAAGTCCGCGACATTCGCGAGGTGAAGCGGCGCAAATCGGGCGGCAAATCACATGCGAATGTGCATCTAAGGTTTAACAACCGTGTTTGAAAAATTAAAGGCATTGATTCCGGTTACTCGCGGGCACGCTGTTAAGGCGATCATGCGCGAGCACATTAAGTCGCGCAAGTATGCTGCCGCCCAGGTTGATCGGCTTCACATGGGATGGATACTCTCACCGTCAACGATTGATCGAGACATTCGTGGCGGCCTGCCGGCATTGCGAGCGCGATCCCGCGAGGAAGCGCAGAACAATGGATATTACAAAGGCTACCTGCGCGAGCTTCGAGAGAATGTGATCGGTGCGCAGGGCATCCAACTGATAAGCAAACCGATGGACAGCGAGCTTGATGTCGATATCGAAGCGAAAAATACCATCGAGCGGCATTGGAATCTCTGGGGCAAAAAAGAGAACCGACCCGAAATGTCTGGGATGAGCTTTCGAAATTTCAGCCGCTTGCTGATCGCTTCGGCTGCGCAGGATGGCGAGGCTTTTATCTGGGAAAGGCGCGGCGTTCGCGTGAATCCTTACCGCTATTCGCTGCGCTTGTTAGAACCCTCCGCAGTGGATTTCCAACTCGAAAAGGTTTTGCCGGATGGCAACGTGATCCGCTTCGGCATCGAGTTTAATGAAGTGCGCTTCCCGGTCGCGTATTGGATAGTCGCTTCGGATCGTGACCAAGATTTTTTCATTCATGGCAATACCGGTCGCAGATATCTCAGGGTGCCGAGCGATGAGATCATTCATCTGTATTTGCACGATGGTGTTTGGCAGTCGCGCGGCGCACCGTGGATTCATCCGGCATTGCTTACCTTTAATCAGACCGGCAAATATATTGAAGCGGAGCTCATTGCTGCGCGGGCTGGCGCAAGCAAGATGGGATGGATTATTGAGGGCGACGAGGGCACCGGATACACGGGCGATGATGATGAGGAAACTGTCGATGAAGACCCTTTGATTGAGGAAATCGAACCGGGCTATATCGGTCGATTAAAAAAGGGGCAGAAGTGGGAAGGTTTCGATCCGGATCACCCGACGACCGCATTCAAGGATTTTATAAAGGTCAATCTGCGCGGCGTCGCGGCGGCTCTCGGCGAGTCTTATAATCAATTCGCGCAAGACCTCGAGGGCGTGAGCTTTGGCAGTTTGCGGCAAGGTGCGTTATCCGAGCGCGCAGTATGGATGGGTCTGCAGGTCTGGATCATCGAGGAAGTATACGATCGGATTTTTGCGGCGTGGCTTGAACAGGGCTTGCTGGCGCGCGCGATCACAGGCCGCGATGGAAAGCCGCTGCCATTCGATCGCATGCAGAAATTTGTCGAGCATGAATGGCAGCCGCGCCGATGGGATTGGATCGATCCGCTCAAAGACACCAGTGCGGATAGCCTGCAGCAAAAAGATTTAACCATGAGCCGGTCGGAGCGCATTCGTAAAAGGGGGCGGCAACCGACCGAAGTATTCCAAGAGATCGCGAACGAAAACAAAGTCATGGACACATTAGGTATTGCAGGCGGGCAAGTTGATGCTAAACTCGGCGATGATGATGCCGACTCCAGGCTGAATGCGCTCGAGATAGCGGTCAGCGATTTGGCAGAGGGATTAGAAGATGCCCAAGCAAAAAGCAGTTGAGCGGAAGATTCGCACAACGCCATTGCGACGTACCGGTTATTTTGATCGGGAAACATTGGACATGGATGCGCGCACCGTAGAGATCGCTTTTTCAAGCGAGGAGCCGGTGGCGCGATGGTTTGGCAATGAAGTTTTGGATCACAGCAAGGGCGCTGTTCGCCTCGACCGATTGATTAAAACGGGGCCTTTGCTGTTACACCACGATAGCCGAGAACATATCGGCACAGTTGAATCTGCAAGGATCGACAAAGACCGGGTCGGACGCTCGGTTGTTCGCATCGGGCAGGGGCCTGAACGCGACGCGATTCTGCAAGATATCGAGGACGGCATCCGAAAATGCGTGAGCGTGGGCTACCGCATTCACAAGATGAAACTCGAAAAAGCTGACGACGAGTCTGTGGACACCTACCGGGCAACCGATTGGGAGCCATACGAGAACTCATTGGTATCGATGCCCGCTGATACCACTGTCGGAGTGGGTCGGGAGGCCCGCGAATGGCATAGCGGTGAAAGCGAAGAATACGATACAATCGTAATCGAAATACCTGAAAAGGAAACGAGGACAATGAAATTTGATGCCGCTGGCAATCCTATTGCCGAAACAGACGAAGACCGCGCTGCGATTGCTGCCGGCACTGCGCTATGCAAGGATGGTTCGAAATTTGTTCCACCCGTAGCCGCGCCGGAAGTCCGAGCAACTCAGCCGCTCGATGCAGGCGCGATCCGTGAGGCTGAACGTACCCGCGTTCGATTGATTACCGAGGTCGGCACGAAGTTCAATCAAGTCGAGCTCGCGACCAAGAGCGTCGAAGATGGCAGTACTCTCGCGCAGTTCAGCGAGAAATTACTCGATGCCATGCCGGGAGCAATTCGCAAGGAAGCGGAAACATCATCGCTTGAGGAACTGAATATCGGGCTCACGCCAAAAGAGCAAAAGCGATACAGTTTCCTGCGCATGATCCGGGCGCAAGCATTCGGCGATAAAAACCCGAAATTTATCGAGGCAGCCGCATTCGAGATCGAGTGCAGCCGCGCGGCGATGGAGCAGTACAAGCAAACGCCGCAGGGCCATATCGTGCCGACCGATGTTCTGCTGTTCGGAGATCGCGATCGCACGAAGGATTGGCGCGCAGTAAAGGCATTTGAGCAATTGCTGATCGAGCAGCGTGTATTGACGCAGGCGGTTGCGGGCGCTGCAACCATCGCGGAGGATTTGCTCGCCGGATCATTCATCGATTTGCTTCGCAATCGTAGCGCACTCCAGGCTGCGGGCGTGACAGTGCTCGATGGGCTTGTCGGCGATGTGGCGATCCCGCGACTGACCGGCGCTGGCACCGCGTTTTGGCTCGCCACCGATGAAACGGATATCACCGAGGCGACGCAAACGCTCGATCAGGTCACGCTTGTGCCGCGAAATGTCGGCGCATTTTCCGTGTACACAAGGCAATTGTTGATGCAGTCGAGCATCGCGATCGAGCAGCTTGTGCGCAATGATCTCGCGACCGTGCTCGCGCTTGCCATCGATCTTGCGGGATTGTATGGCACCGGTGCAG